GCTTGATCCGAAACTTTGTGATAGACTTGTCACTAAATGGGATAAAGATGTAAAGAATCAAGTTGAATCTGGACTTGGGAGTGAGAGTAATCAAGATGTTAATAATCATTTGCGACATGAAAAGAAATGAATATTTCCAGAATTGTAAATGGTGAAAAATCTGCATCAACACCAATTTGGAAAAAAGACCATAAATTATTGGTAGATCGAACAGCAGAAGTTTTAAGAGATTATGGGCAAGAATTGAATCTTGATGCAAGATTAATTCCAGAAAAATATGGATTTGAAGAATTTAGAATGAAACGATATGATAATAATGATACGGATGAATTTGGTCCTCATGTTGATGTGATTGATTATAATTCAGCAAGAAGATTTATTGTTTGTTTTTATTATTTGAATGATGTTGAAGAAGGAGGTGAAACTGCGTTTCCACATTTAGATGTTGATTTTAAACCAAAGAAAGGGGCTTGTTTAGTTTTCCCTCCGTTATGGTTATATCTTCACGAAGGAAGAAAACCAATATCTGGCCCGAAGTATATTATTGGAACATATTTACATTATATAACAGCACAAGATTTTCAAAATGGAAAGGATTTTAAGAGAGATGATTATGGTACAAAATGAAACAACAACTGAAACCGATTTTCGTAATGAATTGATTGACCAATTACGGAATCATATTTGTGAGGCCATCTTTACGAAGAAAGACGGAACTGAGCGTGTTATGAATTGCACTTTAATGTCCGATAAATTACCAGAATCTCAGAAAGAAAATGATGGTAATTCTAAGAAAGAAAATAAAGATATTTTAGTGGTTTGGGATTTAGATAAGAATGCGTGGCGTTCATTTCGTATTGATAGTCTGTTAAAGTTTGCAGTAATGACCAATAGACCCCCTCAGGACGTCCCTATTCTCTGATTTGGGCGTAAGTAATGGTCAAATATCAGTATTTTAAAAGACGGTCTCCTGGGTCCTCTCAGGGGGTCGTCTAAACCCTTATTTTACAAGGGTTTACGCTTTTCTTTATAATCCCTTATAAAACAATGACTTAGAGAACGCGATTTTTCTTGACGTTTTGGACTATTTCTGCTATAATGGTTGTAATAATAATGAGATATAAGGAAATTACATAATGAAATTAAAACCACTAAGTCCTCAAGCAACTCAATTAACTTTTAATAATGGTGTCGAAGTTCTTTTTAGTTATGAAACCCCAGTAATGGTCCGTGACCAACAGGGTAAATTATTTCAAACGAAAACGAAACATTCTAATACTACTATGAGGCATATTACTAAGTTTAAAAAAGATGAATTTGCGTTTTTGATTGACCAAAAATATATTGATATGTTAGTTATTGAAACTCAATAAGGAGATTATATAATGTTTATGACAAACAATACAAAAGCATTAGAGAATGTTAAAGGTAGGATTGAATTAGAGAATGGTTTAACTCCATTGCGACGCAATCATTATTTTGAATTGATGAAAAAATGTGAGCAATATACTGTAAAGCCTAATGGCGACCAACATTGGTTGTCTGGCAACTGGGTTCTTACTCAATGGAAAAAAATTGAACATCCGAATCCTTTTGAAAGTTGGAATTGTCGTAGTGCAGAAATTGCACGGGAAGTTTTTGAAAATCATATTGATTATTAATTATTATTAAGGAGATTATATTATGAATACTTTTGAAGAATATTGTGATTATGCTGGTTACATTCAAATTTCAGATGAACATTATGAAGGTCCAGATAAAAAAATCTATTCTTTCGAGCATATTGAAAGTGAGTGGATTGAAACCCGAGCAGAGTATAACGATTGGTTATATGAGCAAGCTCGGGAAGATGAATTTTTTGGAGGTTAATACTTCCATAGTATGAAACCAATAACATATCGTTATTGGTAATTTTGACCAAGGAGTTTGACTATGAATGACACCGTAGAAGTATATGAAGATGACTACCCTCTTACCGTTGAGGAATATGAAAATTCTGATATTACTATTAAGGAGAATGCCGAAGTAGAATAATTACATAGTTAATAACTTCAGATTCGGGACTAGTCTTAGGCTAGTCCCGGATTTCGTGGAGGTTAGTGTGAAAATTTATAATATTATTAAAAAATTAAGAGATGATAATTCCCGTCTCGGGAAGATTGATATTTTAGAAAAAAATATAAATAACAATCTTCTCCGGGACATTTTTCATTCAACGTATAATTCATATATCCAATATTATATTAGAAAAATTCCAGAGTATAAAGCTCGGGGTGGTTCTTCTTTGGATATTGCATTAAAAAATCTTAATGTTTTAAGCGAACGCAAAAAAACAGGTCACGCTGGTATTGCACATTTAAAATCTATGTTGGAATCATTATCGAAGGGTGATGCTGAAATTTTAGAATGTATTATTCAACGTGATTTGAAATGTGGTGTTACCACTAAAACTATTAATAAAGTTTGGAAAAAGTTGGTTCCCGAATATCCAGTAATGTTATGTGAACCGATGAATGAGAAAAATATCAAGAAAATGTCTTGGCCAGCAATTGTGCAAACGAAAATGGATGGTTTACGGGCAAATGTTATTGTTTCTAAGAAGGGAGTAGAAGTACGTTCCAGAAATGGAAAATTGATAGATATTGATGATGATTTTAAAAATCAATTCCATGATTGTGATGAGGGTGTTTATGATGGTGAACTTCTTTGTAAAGATAAATATAAGATAATGAGTCGAAAAGAGGGTAATGGAATCATTAATAAAGCAGTTAAGGGAACTATTACAAAAGAAGAATCTGAACTGATAACGATGACAGTTTGGGACTATATTCCTTTGGGTGACTTTTATCGTGGATATTGTGAGATGCCTTATTCTGAACGAATGAAGTATATTGATAATAATTTAAAAGTTGGAAGAGGTCTGAACGTAGATTTTAAAATGAGATGTTTCTTTTTTATGAATTATGAAGTAAAGAATTTGGAAGAAGCAAATAAAATCTTTCAAGAAGAACTTGATGCAGGAAATGAGGGAATTATTCTCAAGGATCCGAATGGTGTTTGGGAAAATAAACGAGCAAAACATCAGTTAAAATTTAAAGCTGAAAATGAAGTGGATTTAAAGATTGTAGATACTGTTGAAGGAACTGGTAAGATAACTGATATGCTCGGGGCATTGGTTTGTGAATCTCGCGATGGCAAACTGAAAGTGAATGTTGGTTCTGGTTTTTCAGAAGAACAAAGGAAGGAGTATTGGAATGAAGATTTAGTGGGAAAGATTGTTTCAGTAAAGTATAACGAAGTAATTAATAAGAAAACAGATTCAGTAAAGAGTTTATTTTTACCTGTCTTTGTAGAAATTAGAGAAGATAAAACTCTCGCTGACAAAATTTAATTGGAGGTAGCAAGATGTATAGTGAAAATTTGTATTATAAAGCATTAGAGTCTAAGTATCACGCAGAAATCGCAGAGTCAAAGGCTGTCTTAAAAACTTTCTTTGAAAAAGATGTTGGCGTCGCTGACCATGCAGAATTTTTGAAAGTGTTTGATGATTATATTTCAAAGATTGCATCCGCCGAAGAAAATCTTAGAGCTTTGCATGAACATTTTGGTGGATAATGAAAGTAGAAATTACTACAAGATATAGACCTGGTGTAAAGGATATCCAAGGCATGACTGTTGCTCGTGTATTAAGCGAAGACCTTGGATTTCCTGAAGTCGAGGAAGTTTGGATTGGTCAACTTTATCAGTTGGAATATCCAGATGAAAAAGGTATTGAATATGCTAAAGAGATGTGCGAAAGGGAATTAGTAAATACTGTCTTGTATGATTATAAAATAAGAGTAGTAGAGGAGTTTGGTGAAGGAATGGCTTATCGAGCTGAGAGTAATGAGCATAAGTCAATGTATGAAATAAGTGAAGAAAAATTAAAAATCTATGAGTAATGCCCTCTTAGCTCAGTAGTAGAGCAGCACACTTGTAATGTGCAGGTCGTGGGTGCGAATCCTACAGGGGGCTCCATTATTTCAAGGAGGTTGTTATGAGTTTAGTATTTGATTTTATGTTTTGGGTGTTTAGAATTTTTGTTATTGTTATTTTACTTTGTGGTTCTTATTATTATGGTTATGATCGTGCTGAGTCTGGGTATACTATGATTCCTGATGTTAGTGCAATTATTACCAAAGAAGAACTTTATGAAAAATTTGATGTACTACAAAGGAGATTGTATGAATCACAGCCGTGATGTAAAAGAGTTTTTGGCAAAGGGAGGCAAGATTAAACGCCTTCCTGATGCCATTACCAGAGGTTATTATGAAAATTTAGAAGTATGTGGTATTATAGAAAGAGAAATAAAGAAGCATGGTGTAGAACGTGAACGTGTTTTCTTTGGTGGAAGTCCTATTACTAATGACGAAAGGAGTGAAAATGAGTAGTAATCATGTTGCTAATTATGGAAAGATTATTAATGAGATTAAAGATTTGCACGATAAGAAAAACGCAGATTATGCAGGTTCTGAAGATTCCCTTGCGAATTTACGAATGTGTGAAAAGATGGGCTTGTCGTCTTTTATTGGTGTTGTTGTGCGACTTTCTGATAAGTTTTGTCGGTTGATGAGGTTCTGTAAAACTAAAGAACTTGCCGTCAAAGATGAATCTATCAAAGATACTCTTAAAGATATAGTAAATTATGCAATATTTGCTATTATTTTTCTTGAGGAGGAAGAACAAAATCGTAGTTTAACTGGTAAATTAACTCCAGTAACACATGAATTAACAGAAGATGAAATCAATGCGCTCAAAGATAAGCAACTTCAATCGTTAGTTTAAAGATAAGAAAGTATAAATAATATATGGATAACTTTAAGACTTTTATATCAGAAGCTAAGAATACCCATATGGAACATCTTGAGGATGAAATTCTCAATAATGGGGTTACTGGTATAAAGACAATCATACAATTTTTGGTTTCACTCGGAAAATCTCTATCTGGACCTGGAATTTCAACTAAAGAAATGACAGTAAAGTGGGATGGAAAACCAGCAATTTTTGCAGGGAATGATCCTAAAACTGGAAAGTTTTTTGTTGGGACAAAATCCATTTTCAATAAGAATCCAAAATTGAATTTTACGAAAACAGATATACAAAATAATCATGGTCACGCAGCAGGACTTGCAGAGAAATTAGAAGTTGCATTGTTGTATTTATCAAAAGTTGGAATTCCTAAAGGTGAAGTCTGGCAAGGTGATATTATGTTTACTAGTTCAGACAAGTCTACAGAGAAAATTAACGATAAAACTTTTTTGACATTTCAACCCAATACAATAAAATATGCAATTCAAGTTGGTAGTGATTTGTATAATAGAATTAATAAAGCAAAATTTGGAGTTGTTTGGCATACTAAATATACGGGGTCAGATTTAGAAGATATGTCAGCTTCATATGGAGTTGATGTTTCAAAACTAAATCGTGTGAAAGATGTATGGTTTGATGATGCAAATTATAGAGATGTTACAGGAAGTGCAACATTTTCTAAGACTGAGCAAAAGAAATATAATACCATTGTAAAAAATGTTATGGCTCTGCAAAAGAAAGTCGATAAGAGGTTTCTTAGGACCTTACTAAATACCAAAAAGAGCATCGGGGTATTATATAAGTCTTATGTCAACAGTCGAATAAAAAGTGGTCAAGAAGTAGTAGCATCGCCTGTTTCTTATTATGAAGGTTTTTATTCATATGTCGGTGAATACTGGCAAAAGAAAATTGATGGGGTAAAAACCGATAAAGCTAAAAAACAAAAACGTATTGTTAAAGATGATGCGTTGGAATGGATTGAAGACCATAAAACTAAATTGAAAAGTTTAGCAATGTTTTATATTAAAGTAATAGAAGCAAAATTATTATTGCTTAGTGTACTAGACCGTGCATCAAATATAAAACATTTTCAGGATATAGGAAATGGATTTGAAGTAACAGGACCTGAGGGATTTGTTGCAATACAAGGTGCTAAAGCAGTCAAGTTAGTTGATCGAATGGTATTTAGTAAGGCAAATTTTCTTTTTGGGAAGTCTGCAAAATGAAATTATTAAGTTTTACAGATAAGTTTTACGAGGCAAAAACAAAGACAATTACTTTTACTTTTGGACGATTTCAACCACCTACAATAGGTCACGAAAAGTTATTTGATAAAGTAAAAAAAGTTGCTGGACGCAATCCATTTCGGATTTATTCTTCTCATTCGGAAGATAAAAAGAATCCGTTGGATTATAAAACAAAAATACGAATGTTACGCAAAATGTTTCCGAAATATAAACGAAACATTATGGGTGGAGCTGCAAGAACAGCATTAGAAATCGCAAGTAATTTATATGACGAAGGATTTACTCATTTGCAGTTTGTTGTTGGTAGTGATCGTGTTGATAATTTCAATACGTTATTAAATAAATATAATGGAAAGCAAATGAGAGATGGGTATTATAATTTTCAAGATATAAAAGTAGTTAGTGCGGGTGAACGAGACCCAGACGCTGAAGGGGTATCTGGGATGTCTGCATCCAAGATGAGAGCAGCTGCAAGTGCAGGTGATTTTGAAGCATTTAAGTCGGGACTTCCATCTGGTTTTCGTGATGCAAAAAAGTTATATGATATATTAAGAAACAAGATGGGCATTAAAGAAATGCTCTCTTTCAAGGATTGGAGTAACTATGAAAACGATTATCTTAACGATTATATTATGTTTATTTACGGTTAATGCACAGGCCGCACAGAGTTTATTAATGTTTTATAGTTCTCATTGTGGATATTGTATAAAG